TGGTAACTCTTAACGAAATATCACAAGCTAAATGGCAGGAAGAAAAAGCAGAACATCTGCGCTATGAGTATGACATTAAACCAGATGATATTTGTATTGATCTTGGCAGCTACCAACGGGAATGGGCTGATGGAATGATTAAAAGATACGGTTGCCGGGTAGAATGTTTCGATGCTTTGGACAATAAAGCTGCAGGAATAAGTAACGGGAAAATATCAATGGGCGGGCAATATCTTTATACTTCAGCCTTTGCACCGAAGCCGGATAAAGAATATTTCTGTGTTGATATTGCAGAATATCTGAATCAGGAAATCGCAGTAATGAAAATGAATGTAGAGGGTTATGAATATGTTTTACTTCCTTATATTATTGAAAAGGGGCTGCAGAAAAATATCAGAAACTTACAGGTACAGTTTCATTTAATCGAAGGGCATAAATGCGAAAATAAATATATGAGCATCCATAATGAATTAACTAAAACACATCAATTAACCTGGTGCTATCCGTTCTGCTGGGAAAATTGGGAACGATGCTAACTTTTGTTGAACGATACGGAGCCAACAATTTCAGCCAAAATGGCGAGGATGGAATAATTGCGGAGTGCCTGGAAAGAATGAATATTCAGAAAGGCATTTGTGCGGAGTTCGGTGCTGCTGATGGTAAGTTTTGCTCAAATACTTACTACCTCTTACAGCAAGGATGGAAAGGAATAATGATTGAATCTGACCCGGAATTGTTTGAAAAACTAATCAACAATACCAAGGGTCTGAAGTGTGTTGTTGTGCAGGGAATGGTAACACCGGGTAATATAAATTCTATACTTACAGTAAAACAGGATGTACTAAGTATTGACACCGATGGAAGTAATGATTACGACTGTTGGAAAGAATACCTGGGGGAAGCCAATATTGTGATAATTGAGATAAACAGCAGCATTGACCCGCTGACTGAATATATTAATGAAGGGACAAGTTACAGAACCATGTTTGAGCTGGGGATAGAGAAAGGATATTTTTTACTTTGCCATACCGGGAACATGGTTTTTATCAGGAATAAGTTTAAGGATTTGTTCCCAGAGATTACCGGCCATCCCCTGATTGACATTGAGCTTTACTTTAATAAAAGCTGGTTATGATAACTTCACTTTCGATAAATACGGGGCGATTGGGGCGTTTCGGGAATCAACTTTTTACCATTGCCGGAGTGATTGGGATAGCACGGAGGTCGGGCCAGCCGTTTGGTTTTCCTAAATGGATAAACCAGGATAATGCAAACTTCGGAGACGTCCCACATGAAATGCAGCAGTTTTTTGAGAATCCTTTACCTGAACTTCCCTATGGGCTTACGTTTCAGGATTACCCGTATTTATGGGAGTACCGGGACATTTATTTGCCAAGAGATAGCTGGAATATTTTTGCACATTTACAGTCGGTGAAATGGTTTGAGCATTGTATTGATGAAGTAAGATATTATTTTAGGATGAAAGACGAACCGGAGCAGAATGATTTTGTGGCTATCCACTACCGGGCCGGGGATTACATAGATAACCCGGAGGCTTACCATCCGAGGTGCAGCAGGGAATATTACGACCAGGCAATGGCTTTATTTCCCAATGAAAAGTTTTTGGTATTCAGTGATAATATTGTTGAGGCAAAAGAAAGATTGCCGGAAGCTGACCGGGTTTTTGTTTCGCAGGATTATCTTTCAGATTTTAAGCTGATGAAGTCATGTAAAAGTTTTATCTGTGCCAACAGTTCTTACAGTCACATGGCTGCATTATTAGGAACTCACCCGGGAAAGAAAATTGTCATGCCTCGGAAATGGTTTGGCTCGCAGGCGGGAATTACCTTTGATACTCTTTACCCTGAAAATGCAATAATATTATGAAGGCTTTAATAACAGGAATTAATGGTCAGGATGGTAGCTTCCTCTCTGAGTTGCTTATCGAAAAGGGATATGAGGTTCACGGGATAATTCGCAGGACATCAAACCCGCTGCATGAAAATATTATTCATTTACTTGACAAAATAAAACTTCATCCCGCCGACATGACTGATGGCGGCTCAATTCACAAGGCGGTTGAAGAAACAGGGCCGGATGAAATATACAACTTAGCTGGCATGTCACAAGTCCGCTGGAGTTACGATGTTCCCGCAATGACAATGGATGTAAATTGTTTGGGGTTGTTGCGGATTATAGAATCTATCAGGTCATTACAGTTGGATTGCAAGATTTATCAGGCCTGCAGTTCTGAGATGTTCGGCAAAGTGATTGAAACGCCACAGACGGAAACCACGCCTTTTTATCCCCGAAGTCCTTATGGGGTAAGCAAGGCGGCAGCTTATTACATGGCGAGGGTTTACCGGGAAAGTTATGGCATGAAAATTTACTGCGGGTTTCTTTTTAATCACGAATCAGAAAGAAGGGGTGAGGAGTTTCTTAGTAGAAAAGTATGTAAGGCAGTAGCCGAAATAATAAAAGGCAAAAGAAAAAAGATAGTACTTGGCAACCTGGATGCCTGCCGGGACTTCGGTTATGCGAAAGAATATGTTGGATGGATATGGCAGATAATGCAGCACCCGGTTCCCGATGATTTTGTCATCGCCACCGGGGAAACACATTCTGTAAAAGAGTTTGTTCAGCTTGCTTTTGAATATGCCGGGTTGAGCGATTGGGAAAACTATGTAGAATATGATAAAAGATTAATACGGCCAGCAGAAGTTGACTTATTGATAGGAGATGCGACAAAAAGTAAAATGATATTAGGATTTGAGCCTAAAATAAAATTCAATCAACTTGTTAAAATCATGATGGATGCAGAACTTAATAAATGAAGATGATCGCAGACTTCTTTATTCTTTCCCTGAAGGGAAAATGTTGTATATTAAAAAAGATTGTATTGTTGGTAAGCATTATCATAAAATAAAAACAGAATATTTTATTTTAAGTAAAGGCAAATGCTTAATGATAATTGATGGTAAAAAATCCAATATGGTAATTGGTAAACTATATCAGATAAATCCATTGCAATTACATGAATTTAATATAAAAGGCGGAAGTGTATTAATCGGATTGAACTCTCATCCATATAATCCGGAAGATGATTACAAATGAGAATCCTTTGCTCCATACATTTATATCCCCCGTATCACAATTGCGGAGGAGAGTATTATCTACACAACATTTTAAAATACCTTATTTCAAAAAAACATCATTGCCGGGTGATACTTCACCAGTCCGAGATGCATAACGTGGCAGTGCCTTATATGTTTGAAGGGGTTGAAGTCATTGGGGCCACTGGACACCTGGATGCCTACCGGTGGTCCGAGGTTATTATAACGCATTTGGATTTTACGCAGTATTCGATTATCATGGCTCACGCTGCAAAAAGACCTATTGTGCATATAGTGCATAATGACATTGAGTATAATTCAATTCAAAATGCTTTCGGGAATACTTTTATTATTTATAATTCAGAATGGATTGCGAAGAAATTAAATTACCGGTGGCCTTCAATTACTTTTCCTCCGCCTTGTGATATTGACCATTACAAGGTTTGTGAAAACCCGGAGCAGAATGAGTACATTACTTTGATTTCATTGAACAAAAATAAAGGGGCTGATATGTTTTACAAGATAGTTGAGGCCATGCCTGAGAAGAAATTTTTAGGAGTGGCTGGTTCCTATGATGCTCAAATAATCCGTACCCTTCCCAATTTGGAAGTGATACCCAACTCACCGGATATACTTTCGACTTATAAGAGAACAAGAATATTACTCATGCCATCGGCTTATGAGAGCTGGGGGATGACTGCTACTGAGGCCATGTGTAACGGTATTCCGGTTATTTGCACACCCACTCCGGGGCTACTTGAAAACTGCGCCGGGGCAGGAATTTTTGTCGGGAAGCCTTTGACCAATCCTGACCCGGGTGAGCCTGCGGTCACAAGGGGGAAAGTGGGTGAATGGGTGGCGGCAATAAAAAGATTAGACGATAAAGCAGAATACGGAAAAATATCACAACTTTGCAAAGGAAGGGCAAAGGAGCTGAAGCCGGATTTTGAGAAGGTCGAAAACTTTTTATTCAGTACTCAATGAAAAATAACATAATTGATTTAAAAAGGGTTGAATCCTCACCGGTTGAACCCTGCACACTCGCACAACTAAAGGCACAGGCTATCATTACCTTTTCTGATGATGATACATTGCTAAATTCTTTGATTATAAAAGCAAGGAAAGTAATTGAAAACTACTGTAATATTTCAATCGTTTATAAGACAATTACTTTGATTGCTGACCTTTTTAATGAGTGGGAGTTACCTTATGGCCCGGTGACCGGGATAGTTTCTGTTCAAACACCAACGGGAACGCAGGGCTCCGGGCCTCCTAATTACGAAACGGTGACCAGTGGATGGAACCAGGAAGGGGAGGAGTTTATAAGTTTCGTTCCTGCGGGGACAGTTTTTCAGACCATCAAACCAAGCGGGACCAGGTACAGGATAGTTTACACGGCGGGATATTCGGTTGTTCCCGACGATTTGATTCAGGCAGTACTGGCGCAGGCAACGTGGTTGTATGAACACAGGGGAGAGGGAACGGAAGCCATTTGTGAACAGGCACAGAAATTAGCTGATCCTTATATTAGAGTTTTATGGCTGTAGGCAAAATGAGAAATACGGTTACCTTCAGAAAAAACACTCCTGCAGCAGCAGGGGCGGGCTTTGCTGACAGCTACACCGACTTACTTACTACGAGGGGTCATTTAAAGCGTGCCAGCCAAGGCCGTGATTTTAGCTTTGGGGCGATTGTGGACAACGAAAGCTATGTTTTGTTTGTCAGATTTCAGACGGGTATTGACAATAATTTGCGAAGCGATATAAAGCTGGTAATTGACGGGGTTACTTATACGATGGCCGGGAGGCCGGAATTGGTGGATGAAAGGAAGCATTTATACAAATTTAATTTAAGATGCCAGCAACTATAACCTTAACGGGGTGGAAGGAATTTGAGGCAAAAGCTAAGAACATGACGGCTGAGCTATTGGATGAGCTGGACATGGAAGT